CTGTTCCTGGCGATGTTACAACATCTGTTAGATCAAAGTTGTGATCAACCAAATTGTTACAGCCGGGACAAGTTACTTTCGTAACATAGTCTGGACCATATCCAGAAACTCGTGCAGCCAAAATCAAAGCGTTCTTATCGCCAACTAAAAGATCGGCAACTTTAATTTCTTTATTTACGAAAAGGTTTTCTAACATTCGATCAATCGCCAGTCCTTTTCGGAGGAGAGCTTGAGAACTTAGAATATCCTCGTCTCTCGCCGTCATATATCTTATTTCAACTGTTTCCTGCTTATATAACGGATGACCGGGAGGATAATATCTCCCCTCGGAAGGTAACTCAACGAATTCCGTTGGAGTTACATAAGAAAGAGTCCCACCTGTAGAAACAGGAGCATCCTCCATAGGAGGTAACTCTTGAGCCGCTTCAGGGGACTTTTTGCCACCCGTGCGAGCTTGATTATTTCTAGCCATTTACACCTCTGTATTTATTAATAGTATACAGTAATTATTATGTTTTTTAAAAAATTATCTTAATGGGAGACCAGCAGGGGTTGCGGTGTACTGTGCCCAGTCATATCGCAAGGTCAAGCTAATCTCAATCATTTCATCTGAGTCGTATGAGTGTGAGCCAAAGTTAACCTCTGTAATAAAGGCATTAATCAAGGTCCACTCACCAAGAATCACAGTTTCATTGTTTCCAGATGTTCCAAGTTCTCTAATCTTCACATCTCCAAGTGATTGCACGGCAGACGCTTTAGTAATAGTGGTAGAGGTTGCAACAGCAAAATCGTTTGGTTGCTGGACACCAATGTTGGCAAGGTATTTATAAAGTAGATCAGTTGAACCAGGAGTAACAGCATCCACTAAAGTCATACCAACTGTATTCCAATTCATCCTACCTGGGTAATAAAAAGTGTGATTAAAAAATCTATGTTCCGTCTCGCCAATTGTATAGCTTGGACGATCAGCAGTTTTTGCTGCAAATCTTAATTCAGTCTCGTCGGGCTGTAAGCTGACGATAAACCTAAACTGGCGTTTTGGCTCTAAGTCCTTTGATGACCAAAAATTATCTGCCATTATTTGTTTCTCCTGTTAATATATAGTAGCTCATCTTAATCTTCAAACCCTGCACCTGTATTTGTGATAACAAAATCAAGAGCGATAAACTCAATTGCACGAGCGGGCTTCAAGAAGATTTTTGCGTACATGACATTTCTATCAATTAGATCGGGAGTCGTTGTTGTCTCATCAAGTACGACTCTGAAATCTGTTAGTCCAAGTCTCGCCTGAACACTTCTTAAGAAGGGGTTAACCTTGTTAAGGAAGCGGTCCCAAGTTGATTGAACATTCTGGTCAAACAACAATGTTGCTGCCATTCTTGAAATTTCTTTCTTGACGTAAATCATGAGGCGACGAACATTAATTCTATCAAGAGCAGAAGGTGTAACTTGAAGTGTCTTCTGTCCGAAAATTACAATACCCTCGGATGGGAAAGTTGCAATTGGGTTAATGTTGGCATCATAAAGATCGTCACGATTTTGTGAAGTTAATCTTTCGCGAGCCTGAATTACTGGAACTCCTGCGGAACCTTCAGTCAGTCCGCCTCGTGTAAATCCAGCGGGTGCGAACCAAAGCTCGCTCTGACGTTGGGCACTTGAGAAGGTTCCAAGAGCCACTACAGAGGGCGGTGCCCAAACTAAGCTGTCACTAATTGTATCTCTGATTTGCACCCAAGGGTAGAAAGCACATCCATAGCTTGAATTTAACTTTCTATTTCTAAGGTTTGAAATCGCGGTTGCAACAGAGCCCAAGTTTGAACTCACAGATTCTGTGTTCTCTGTGTCTGCGTAGTAGCCGGTCTTAAGGTCAATGACTGCCAAAGCGTCACCGCGAGACTCACAAACGTTAACAACATGTTCGGTCAGGGGCTCATGCCACACACCGGGAACGCTCATCACGTTAAATTCTGCAACTTCAGGATCTGCTACTGTGTCAATTGCTCTTCTGATTGAATAATAAGCATAGTTACTAGCATCGGTACCGTCTGCTAAATCGGTATTATTAAATGGTTCTTTATCACGGAGATCAAGTCCATTAAATCCTCCATACAGAGGCACCGTAAAGCGGTTATATCCATTATCAAGCACCTCTTCGTATGTTCCACTAACTGCGGTAAACGAATTGCCAGCAAGTCGGGAGCCGGAGATCCAGATAGCCACACCATCGGAATTTCCAGCGACAGCAGCACTCAAGTCGTCTAGTGAGAAAAGATAGGAGTATGCGTTATGTGCAGCTTTTGTAAAAGAGTCTCCAGAGTATGGAATGACTTGCAAGCAATCACCATAGCTATCTTCGTGCCTAGTATTGTCTTTTTGTGTTGTGTCAATTCCAAAATATGCATCCTTGGGATTGGACATGCCACCAGCGGAGGCACTTACTCTTAGAGGAATTGCGGGATAAACCGATTTCAAAGCAGTAGGAGTACGAGCGGCGGGTCCACCACCACCAGGAGAACCAGATACATTCAGGAACGCCTGGACAATGCCCACTACGGGCTCAGCAATATTGCTACCACCTTGAACCCAATTGTTTTGTCCAGAAGCGTCAGGGTTTGTGGGAGATGCACCACTGATATAACTCCAAGATGGGAATTGTAATGGTCCATATGAGCCGAAGGGCAGGTATCTTGAATCAGTTACGCCTGCTGCGACATCACCGTTCACCTCCACGCGAACGTAATTTGATACATTGCCAAAATCTCCATATACTTTATGGCGTCTTTCGGTGTCATCCCACGATACATATTGATCACCAATTAATCTTGCAACGTATCGCGAGGAGTTGGGGTTAAGGCTACAATTACTATATCGCTCAAGTACCACAGGGGCATTGTCATTATCCTTGGAATCGCGAATCTCAACAGAAAAGGAGCCATATGGATCCTCATCATTTGGAGACACCTTGATATCAGTAATTGAAATCTTCACCCCTTTCATCACATCTTCGCCAGCATCAAGGGTGTGGAACCTAAACAGTTGCTTCACTCGCCCTGTGCCGAGAATATCAAAGCTTGCGTAAGAAGTTTGAAGATCTTGTGAGACAATCCAAGGTGTCTGTGCAGCCTGGAATCCCATTCGGAAATCGGCAGCGGAGTTAGATCCACTGTCAAGTCCAAGAACGGCACCCCACGATGCACCAGCGGTTGTTGTTGAAACATATTCTGTTAAATGCCTCTCAAAGGTGCCGCCAAGCCAATACGTTTCTTGTTGTGCGGTTCTTGTAATTGCTGTGTTGATTAACGTGGGGTTTGTGTTAAATACTTTTCTAATATATCTGGAAGAAGACGGCGTAAAGTTAAATGCGGTCTGCTTTACAATGTTGCCCTCATTGTCTTTAATGATGGCGTAGAATTCATTTCCTACGGCTCCAGCATGAGTACTAGCTTCGGCAGTTGGAGTATTGGAAGATAACGAACGCACCATGACGGCACTTCCGGTAGCAATTGTGCCACCTGTTCCGTCTACTGCACAATCTCTAAATGTCCCAGAAAGAGTAATCGAGCCTTCGTTCAGATACCAAACAGCAGCAAGTGCCCCTGTCATTACCTGACCGGCAGCCGTTGGTGCTGATTGTGATGGCCAAACAAACAATCCGTAGGCACCACCATTTGTTGTAGAGGCGGCTGTGTTGCTTGCGGCAGTTTCCCAGCCTGCACGACCGGTAGAAGACGCACCAATTCCGGCTTTTTGTGCCCCCAAGAGTCTAATGAAAGTTAGGGCATTGGAATTTCTCAAATATGCTTGAGCGGCATATGCGGCATAAGTGGGTGCAAGGTAGTTGCCATCACGCCAAACATCACCTCCTTGCCCGCCTGGGATTGGATTACCGAAAATTTGTACAAATTCAGAAAATGAATTAACCTTGACAGGTCTCATTCCAGGTCCACGTTCGGCGCGACCAATGACCACTGGACCCATTTCATCGGGCAGTGCTGGCAATTCTGAATTGTCTATCTCATTGATGAATATACCGGGTGAAATAAACTTAAAAGATTTTGCTGACATTATAAAGTGTCTCCTTGCTGCTTCAACTTAATAAATGAATATCTGATATTCTTTCTATCGTTAATAAATAGTTAAATAAAAGGGTAAAGTCCGAAATAACTCAAACTACTCACGATAAAACGGAACATTGCCACTAATATGCAAATGCTCTGGTATGTCGCCTAATATTACATGCTCACGAGGCAGCTTTACTTCCACTGCATTTTCTCTGCGTACAATCTTTGGCTGCTCCTCATTCTTATCTCCGCCAATAATATAACCACGAACTCTAAAAGATATCTGTGTCTCATATCCACGAGCATCCTCCATTAAAGAGGCGGCATTATTATTTAATACGTACTCTGATTCTATAAACGCCTCAAATTGATGCCCATCTTTAAAAATATTAAAGTAATTTGGTCCACCTGGAGAAGTCATGAACGGAGTAATCGCTTCATTGATCTGTTGTTGGTATTCTGATTTAATTGTTAAGGTATAGCCTACTTCCAAATAAATTGGAATTGGCATAGATATGGTTTCATAAACAACTTTTTTATTTTTTCTTGGAAAGTTCTTTTGCCCTGTGCCAACTTCATTTAATATTAATCGCTTTGAATCTGCATTAGCAAAGTTGCCTGTTTTATCTTGCTTAATAACCCTTGCTACAGTCATCATGCCGCCTTTATTGTCTTGGCGGTTTGGAACAGCGGCATACAAGGCACCTCGCTTGGCGACATCTTTTTCAACAGAAGCTCTCTCAATAGTCATTATTGGATAAATTAACCACCCATTGGCGTCCCTGAGTTCTCTGTTGTGTTTAATTTGATAAGCTCTTTCTGCTCCTACCCAAATGAACGGAATCTTTTTAAAGCCCTTATTTGTCGTACAGTGAATATTTAATTTTTCATCAATATATTCAAACAAGGCTCTGTCAATAGTTTCAAGCGTTGACGGCTGAAAAGGTATCTCCTTAAGTGGGGCAAGGTTTGTTTCTCTTGGGTTATCAGGTGGCATCGAACAATCCCTCTCTTGAATAATAGCAAGTCGCGACAATTTCAAATTTATGCTCTATTTGTCCAAAAAGCTGTCTTGCCCAAGCAATGCTTGTTATTTCATAAAAATAGTCGCCATATAAAACAAAGTCCCCTTCTCTAACATAAAGATCTTGATCTTCTGTTAATCTTTTCTTGTGAAAATAAATCGTGATAGTATTTGATTTATCAACACCAGTGGAGTCATCTGCTTTAGTTTGTGTGCTTTGATAGTCAACCAGGGCATATACCCTAACAGGAGGTAAAAAAGATTTTTCTATCGCCTCACCATATAAGTCATTATATTGTGTTATATTATGATCTATTGGATAATAAACAATTTGCTGACCAACTACTCTTTCAATTAGCTCATCATTAACTTGTTTTACTAAGTTTCTTTCTTTCTCGCCTACAAACAACGGTGGTGGAGGTTGTGCGGGTTGTGACCATTTATCGTCAGCCATGTCTTACCTCCTTATCCAACAAATACACCTGCTGGTATGTTTTTGTTTATATTGTTAACGGAATCCGCAATGGCAGAATCCTTTTCGGCAAGCGCCTGATAAGTTAGCTCATCAAGTACCTCTTTTAGTTCCGTCCTTAAAGCGGTCTGCTCTTCTCTCCCCTCGGAGATTAATGCAGCACCATTTAGGGTGACAGATTCTCCAGGGATTGGCAAAGTCGCAAATTTAGAACGAACTTGTCCAAGAGTCTCTTTACAGAGTGATAAAGCAAACCGCCTGATCCACTGTTTTCCAATGGAATTAATATTTCTATATGGAATGTTCGCAAAAGGAATTGTGTTCATATTATTAATTCCGTCAACAAGCGAGCCTGATGTAGCTGCCCATGCGTCTTCTACAATTCTAAATCTAAACCAGAAATAATCAGGTGTGACATCTCCTGATGGCGGAGATGGAAATATTCTTAACATATTATTATTTAATTCAAAAGAATAATGAGAATTTCTTGTATAAATTGAGTCTTCAAATGCCATCGCCTGGGCTTTGTTTTGCCACACTGGAATTAATTGGAATGTAGAGTCATCGGCATACTGCCCATAATTGGCTAAATTACCAACAGTGTTAAGTCCACCATAGTACCCAAAGAACCTCCACATAGATGCAGGCGTTTTATAGTAAACTTTATCAACAATTATTCTACTGCCAGATGCAAACCCTGCATAGGGAACGGGATTACCTGTAGCTTCGTCTAAATTATGATTGCTAGCACTATTCAATATTGCTTGTAAGTCATAATCTTGCACACTTGCACTTGGTTTAAAAGATGCTCCT